CGCATCAATGCAATTGACATCGGGGTTTTTCTTGTCACCCGCTTCCACGTCACCAACGATGTATTTAACCGCCGTGTGTTTTGAATAGGCATTGTTTGCGATGATAAAATAGGGTTGGCTCGTAATGTCGGCGGCTCTAAAAAAGTCCTCCCGCATCCACTCAACCATTTCCTTTACCCTTGACGGGTTGCGACTCTTTTCTTTGGTGTCGCAATCGTCGCACACAAAGTAATTGGGTCGTTTTGCGCCCTCTCTAATACCCCGTGGCGATTGACCAACACCCAATGCCCAAAAACCCGTACCGTTGACGGTAGTAAAATAGCCGTCGCTCCACGCCCCAAAACCTTGTTGGCTGCCAAAATCATGTATCAAAAGTTCGTTGGCTTCAAATTGGGCTTGCACATCACCAATCAGTTTGTTTGCTTTTGCGCCCGTGTCGGATGCCAAAGCCATGCCCGATAATTCACCTTTATAATACTTAAATAAAGGAAACATCATATCAGCATGAACGGATTTAGCCGAACCACGAAACCAACGCAAAACGGTTAATTGCAACGGCTTCACGGTACGAATAAATTTTTTGTGAAACCATGCCATTTTAGACGTGCAATACTGCGGAAAATAGAACTCACAAAAAGCCTCGTAATCATTCAAAAGCCGTTCCTTACGCTTCGCCTGTTGGTCTGCCGTTTCGTCCTTCGGTATGCGTGATGCCGTAGTGTGGTGAATACGTTTCTTGGTTTCTTCGTATTCTCTTAAAGCCTTTTTGTAATCCGATTCTTGAAATAACGGCATTATTTTACATTTAAAATTTTATCCCGAAAACCATCGGTGAAAACAATAATCTCTTTGGCAAAACTCAAATCCTTAGATTCGATGTATTTTAAAAATTCATCAATGATTTGGATTTTATCGGCGTTGGTCAAATCCTTGCGTTTGATTTGAGCAAATAGTTTGCTCAAACCGTCTGTTTGTTTGCCGTCAATCAATTCCAATTCGGCGGCACTTTCTACGTCACCATTTTCAAGGCTTTCCTTTCTCACTTTCACACGTGCCTGTAACACCATCAAATTATAATCAATGAGTTCACGAATACGGGTTTCGGTGCTTTCGGTTATCCGTATTACTTTGTCGTACTCGTCTTCCCAATCATCCTCTTTAGCCCACTTTGAAATGGTATTGGGTGTTACTCCCAACATAGCTGAAATGCGCCCTTGATTGTACTGACCCGTCAAATACAAGTCTTTTGCAGCCCCTCTTTTTTCATTTTTTGCCATACGTAACCAATACTTTTCTACAAAAGTATTGGTAAAATGAAATGTTTTTCAGCTATTATTCATCGGGGAATAGAAATCAAGAACAGAGAACCAATTGCTTAGAATAGTGGGATTTAACAGTTTGCGAAGGCGGTTTTTACGCTTCATATTTGCATCAACAAAAGTTATTCAGACAAAAAAAAGTTTAATGAAAATTGTACTCAATGATGAAAATGTAGGGAATGATTACGGTTTTAGAATCATCAATAGTGGTATTGATTTGAGCCGTTTTAATAACAACAATGTTTTGTTGTTTAGGCACAAAGACGAATGGTTGGCTATTGGGAACGTCGAGAATATTAGAGTAGAGGGTAGTCAATTGGTTGGTGACGTGAAGTTTGATAAAGAAGATACCGACCCCGAAGTAATGAGACTCATATCAAAATATGAGCGTGGCGTAATGAAAGGTTTTAGCATGGGTATTGCCATTAAAAAAATGGTAGAATTGCTCAACGGTGATAAAGCTGAAAGTGTAGCCATTGAATCAGAATTATATGAGGTGTCTTGTGAGACTTTACAGAGCAATAAAAATAGTGTCACCGTCAAACTCATGAATAATGTGGATGACTTGGTGAGATTGGGTTTTAATAAAGAGCAAAAGAATTTTTCTAAAATCATAAATCAACAATCAGAAATGGTGGATTTTAAAAAACTTGCCGCAAGTTTAGGTTTACCCGACACGGCTACCGAAGCGGAAATAGAGGCGAAAATTGAAGCCTTAAAGTTGGAAGTAACCAACTTAAAGTCGGGTCAAATCGAAAGCCTGATCAATTTAGGCAAATCAAGTGGTTTGATTAACGAAAACAACGAGCCGCATTATCGCAAAATCGGTGGTTTGGATTATGCCACTTTAAAAAGCATCGTTGATGTTGCACCCGCTACCCCCTCAGTATTGCCGAAGGTAGAACCAAAAGAGCAACCGAAAGATGAAGACTTGGTAACGACTTTAAGAAAGTTGAAATCAAGTGGCGCAAGTGAAGCCCCTGCGGGTCGTGAAAATTGGTCGTACAACGATTGGTTGGAAAAAGACAACAAAGGTTTGGTTCAACTCAAAGCCAATCAGCCCGATAAATTCAAAGCCTTGTTGCAAAAACAAGAGGGTGAATTTAGTGAAGATTAAAGTTGGCATATTGCCAATTTTATTTTAGTATTATTTGCAAAAAGTTATTTTTTAACATAAAATACATTCCGATGTCTTTACTTCAATCAATTTGGGTCAATCAATTACGTAAATCGTTTTTGCCTTCGGGTGCATTGGCTTTACACAGCGTTGACGAATCGGCTTTTATTAACTATAAAACGGTTATTCGTCCCGTTGAAAATCAACAACCAACCGTCCTTTTGGATAGTACGGGTAACGTGGTAAGTGAAAAATTGGTTGATTCTGAATCAACTTATGATTTGCACAACTTGCGCACAACGCCAACTTTGCATGAAGATATTGACGGTATCGAATTGTCTTATCCATTGTTGCAAAACATCGTGCAAAAGCATGGTGAGCAATTGAATTTGAAAGGCACGAATTTATTGTTGTATAAATGGTTGCCAACTTTGGCGGCGGCAAAAATCCCGACTACGGGTGGAGCGAAAGAGTCAATTTTTGGTGCAACGTATGGTAATAAGAAAAAAGTGACGCTCGAAGATTTCGTGAAAGCGATTGATTTGATGGATGACATGGATATTCCTGATGATGGTAGATATGTGTGTATGCCTTCAAAGTGGTACAATCAATTCCTTTTGGATTACAAAAATGAATTGTTAGACCTTTCTAAAACGGGCAAAGCAACCATGATTGATAAAGATTTGGAAATGCTTTTAGGCGTGAAAATCTACAAGCGTGGTTCAAAAAACACACCTCGTTACACGGGTGCAGATATTGCAAAATCGCCTTTTGCGGCGACTGCAACTACTGACAAAGCGTGTGCCTTGTTTTGGCATGAATCGTGTGTTTCACGAGCCATTGGTGGCATGAAGTTCTACGAAGCACCAAACGCAAATGCTCAAGGCGTGGATGTGTCGGCTCGTATTCGTGTAAGCGGTGGCAAGATTTACAATGATGAAATGGGTGTTGTGGCGGTGATTGAATCGGTTTAATATTGTTTGAAAACATGAAGAACGCCCCACCCGATAACTTTTACTAAGGTCTGACGGTGGGGCATATAGCTTTAAAATTCTTAAAATAATTGCATGAAAGCATTGTTGCTGATGATACCCGAAAAATACCGTGAAAAAGCATTTGATTGGGTTATTAATCAAGGCGTAGCGGTTATTTTACTGCTTGTTGTGGCGGGTTTTTTGAGAAAAGATATTGAATCGTTGGGTCGAAAGTGTGATGATTTACAAAGTCAATTCACAAATTATTTATTGAACGATAAAAAAGAATTGCAAATTCAACTTCAAGAAAACACGCTCGTGTTGAAAGAAGTTAAAAATAAACTTGAAAATGTCAACCAAAAAAGAGGTAACAACGCCAAGTAAAACAACGGAAAAAGCAACTGAAACCGTTGCAGCGACTCCAAGTGAGCCAACGACAACTGAAACCGTTGCAGCAACTCCAAGTGAGCCAAAAGTTGAAACGATTGAAATTGTTGAAGGTAAAGACAAAGCTGTTATTGATTTCTTTACTGAAAATCCAAAAGCGTTATCAGTATTGAAAGTCGGTGATGAATTGTTTTTTGGCACGGCACACGGGGCGGCAAAGGAGTTCGCCGTTAAAAATGAATTGACCGTTGAGCGTATCGAAAATCCTTTTTTGAAAGCCGAAGCGTAAAAACGGGTGATTCCCTTGATTTGAATAATTTGTAAATTTTTATAGCACAATGGCAAAGAGCGAAGTCATATTTAATATTTCGGATGGTGGTTTAGGTATTTTAGCCGAAAATGCTGATAATGTTTCAGCATTGGTTTTTGATGTGGCTACGCCTGTTCAGTATGGTACTGATAAGATGCGCCCCTTCACGCAATTGAGCGATATTGAAGCGTTGGGCATCATCAAAGGTCACGCTACTTATGGCGTGGTTTGGTATCATTGTTCTGAATTTTTTAGAATGGCTCGTGGTGCAAAATTGTGGTTGGCTTTCAATATCAATTTTCCCGATGATATTTTGAGCCTTACACAAGGCGAAGTACGTCAAGTGGGTTGCTTTACATCTGATTTGACACAAGTGGGTAGCTTTTATCAAGCGGCGGCACTTACGGCAAAGTCGAAATACGCCCCCCTCAGTATTTTGTTGGGTTATAGAGCAACCGCACCCGTTGATATTAATGCTTTGCCCGATTGTGCCACCATGAACGCCCAAGATGTGAGCGTGATTATAGTGGGTAGTGGTTTGGGCGAAGGGGCGGCTATCGCATTGGCTTTGGCTCGACCTTACGAACCTTCGGTGGGTGTTTTTTTAGGTGCAACGGCAAAAGCTACGGTGAATGAGTCAATCGGACACCGCCAACGGATGCGGATGGATAACACGGTTGAAAATGCCGTTATTCGTTTGTGTG